AGAATGATCTTCGTTCCGACCGTTTCGCTCACCACCGCGGGCAGGCCCATGATGGTACCGCCGTTGACGCCGATACCCGGAAACTCGGACTGCCCGAGCGGGTTCTGCATCAAGCTCAAGTTCAGCGCCTGCGTCGCCGACATCAGCACGACGGCGCCGGTCGGGTCGTTATTGGCGGTCACGAAGCTGCCCATCAGCGTCCCCATATCTTTCCGGAAGGCGTCCGCCGTCGTTCCGGTCGGCGTCACCGGCGTGATGCCGTTGGTGATCGAGGCCGGGCTGACGTTGGCCACCTCCGCCACCGCCGGATCGACGAACTGCTGGTCCATGAACTGCGCCGTGCCTTTCACCATGTCGTCGCGCACGATCGCTTCCGCCGAAGGGTTGGAGAACTTCACGAGCTCCTTCGTCAGCACGATGATGCCGGCCACCTTCGCCCAGCGCAGGCTGACCTGCGAAAACGTCAGGGCGCCGACCGGCTTCTTCACGTTTTCCCCGACCCAGCCGTAAAGGCCGCCGGCAGTCTGCGCCGGCAGGGTGACGTTGAATGGCACGCGCCGTAAGCCCGGAATGCGGCCAATCACGGTGGCCGGCCGCAGCAGCTCGAGGAACTCGCCCATGACGTTCGTCGCGTTCGGCACGAGATAGCCCGCCCAGGCCGGCGCCGTGGTCGTGCCGGGCGGCGTGTCGGCCTTCAGCAGCAGCTCGACTTCCGGCGTCGAGTCCGCCCACTGCCGGCGCGCCATGTCGGCCGCTTCGAATTTGTTTCCGCGGCAGGAGGCCAGCGCCATCACATAACGCGAAAACGCCGTCCCCTTCGGCAGGTTCGAGCGTACCGTGACGACGCTCGATGCGCCGCCGTTCGCATGGCCGCCGCGCGTCGCCGAAGCCGCCGCGGCCGTCTGTGTCGTCTCCCCTGCAATCGCCGTGCCGCGCGTGATCAACGCTTTTTCATGCGCGCGCAGCCGCACCAGGTGATCGTCAACCGCTTTCACTTCGCGCGCGAGGCCGTCGTATTCCTCGGTTTCCGCTTCGTCGAGCGTCCGGCCCTCATCGCCCGCCTTCGCCATGATGGCGGCCATGCGCGCCGCCAGCGCCGCGCGTTTGTTTTCAAAATTCGCGATCTGCTCTTGTGTCGTCACATCATTGTCCCGGGCAGCGCCTGTAACGCCAGGCAAAGTGATCGTGCCTCGTGCGGCCAGTCGCACCACCGGGCACTCGCCATTGCCGGACGCGGCGGCGAGTGCAGCGGATTTGACGGCCAGGATGGTCGCTTCGGCATTGGCCGGGATGGTCACGGCCGAGAGTTCGATCCATTCGGTGCGCAGAAAATGAAAGCCGCCGCTTTCGCGGTCGTAGCTTTCCTCGAGGCTCTTGAAGCCGATCGACAGGCCGCGCACCAGGCCCGCTTTGATCAGGTTCCAGGCCTCGTCAATGAAGCCGGCGACGCCGGCCGCGGCCACCTGGGCTTTGACCGTAATGCCGGCCTTCGTCACCTTTGCGGCCAGCACATGGCCGATCGGCTGCCGCGAATTGTGCTGGTAGAGCAACGGCAGCGGCAGCTTGAATTCGATGCCTTCCGGCTCGATCACGTCGTTCATGCGATCCGGCGCGGGCGTGGTGGCGACGCCTTCAATGATGCGGCGCTCCTCGTCGGCCGTCTTCCACTGCAATACGGCATAGGCTCGGTTCATCAGCGCACCTCGTTTTTCAGACAAACAGCATCTGGTAATCGGGCGCCACGTTCTGCGACGCCGCCAGATTCAGCGCCATCGCCAGCGCCACCACGCCGTCGATTCGCCCCGTGGAGTTCTTCTTGTCGAATTTCCGATTGCCGGCCGCATCCCGCAACAGGCGCACGTTGTCCATGCACCAGGTCAGGACGGGATTGTTTGGATGCTGCAGTCGCCAGGCGAGCGCCAGATCCTCGAGCGTCCGGACGGCCGGATCGAGATCCTTGAAGCCCTGGCCGTGCTTGAAGAGCTGGATCTGATGCGCGCCGACATCGCTCAACGCCTGATTGAATTTGTCGATCTGCCAGGGATCGCAGGCGACGGCCTTCAGCTCGTAAGGCGCCGTCAGCTCGGCAATCGCACTGGCAACGTATTCGTAATCGATCACCTTGCCCGGCGTCGTCCGCAGATGTCCCTGCCGCGCCCACAGCGCGTAAGCCGCGCGATCCTTCGCGCCGCGGTCGTCGATGCCGTCCTGGCGTGTCCAGAAAAACGGCAACGCGACCACATGCTCGTCAAACGGAAACGCCAGCACGAACGCCGTCAGATCGTTCTTCTCCGACAGGTCGAGGCCGCCGTAACACGGCCGGCCCTTCAGCAGTTCGGCCAGCGCGTCGACTTCCGCCTGCGACTTGATGCCGCAGGCGTCCCAGTCCGGCCGCGGGATGTAACGCAGTTCGGCCGGCGAAAAACGCTGGTTGAGATAGAACAGCCGGAAGGCCGTTTCCTGTTCCGGAATACGCTGGGCCTTGACGGCGTAGTCCCGCATCTCCTGCAACGAGCGAAAATCGCCGAGCGCCGGATTGCACGCATGCCAGGTTCGCTCGTCCCACGGGTCGGCATCGTCCGGCGCCGTATAAATGCAGCCGTAAAACGACGGATCCTCGATCACGCCGTCGCGCACCTGGCGGGCATAATCCACCCGCTCGCTCATGATGTGCTTCGGATCGCTCGATTGCGTCGAGATCACGATGCCGAGCGGCTCTCTGCGGGCGCCGGTCGACGTCGACAACACGTCATAGAGCTTGCGGTCGTGCGCCTGCGCCAGTTCGTCGTACACCCAGAAGCTTGCCGAGAAGCCGTGCTTCGACTTGGCATCCGCCGACAGCGCGATGTACTTCGAGCCGGTCTCGATGTCCTCGATATCTTTCGTGAAATCCCGCACGTTGCACCGCCGCTCGAGCCACGGCACCTGCGCGATGATCGCTTTCATTTCGTCAAACAGCAGCGCCGCCTGCTTGCGCTCGGCCGCCGCGGAATACACCTGGCCGCGCGGCACCGCTTCCGGCCCGCAGAGGTGACAGAGGGTTAAGGCGGCGATCAGTCCCGTTTTGCCGTTCTTTCGCGGCATGGTGATCAGCACTTCGCGGACAACTCGCTTGCCGTTGACGGTGCGGTACATGCCCTTGAGGATTTCGTGCTGCCAGGATCGCAGTTTGAACTTTTTGCCCGCGAGCGCGCCGGACGTCACCGGCAGCGCCTCGACAAAACACACGATCCGCTCGAGGCGGCCGAGGCCGGCTTTCATCCATGCCGGCTTGCCGCTGCGCTTGCGGATCGACAGCGGTTTGGCGTTAATGCCGCGTAAGCCCATGAATCTATGTAGGGTCTAAGTCTCGGGAAAGGGGCGCACAGGTCTACGGAAATTTTCAATCATTTAATTTCCATCCCCCCGGTCTTTGGGTATGTAGGTACGTCCGCAATGCTGGCATTGACATGCGGGCCTTGAATGCGGATTCAGTCGATTCCATTTGCTCTGACAGCGATCTGAACATGTGCGCCTGAGTATGCCGCGCCGGTTTGGTGGAGTAAATTCCACTCCACACTGCTTACAGGTCACAACCGTATCAGCCCTTTCTTACGGTCTTCATTCGTCTTGGAAACATGGCACGGCTTGCACAACGGCTGATGATTGGATGGAATCCAGAAGAGGGGATCGCTCGCGTGATGAACGGGAACGATATGATCAATCTCCAGTGCCGCCGTCACGATCCCGGCCTCTTCGCATCGCAAGCACAGTGGATGCTCCAGCAAATAGCGGGCGCGGTAATCGCGCCAGCGCCTTCCATAACCGCGCCTGGCCGCAGATAGACGTTCGTCTTTACGCGCATGGCCAGGATTCGGACACGGTATGGGGTTGAAACAGTGCGGATGTCTGCAGCGTTCGGTAATCACGCACGTTCACCTGCAGTTCCATGTCAGCGCCAGTCGAGTCCTTCCGTGCGCCGCTCGAGCTAGGAACACGGACGGCGTACGTTCATGGCGTCAAGCTGCGTTCAAACCCAGCGGGCTCCGTGATCGAATAGCCGCTCATATTCACCGTCTCGTAGGTATCGATCCCGGCTGCCGCGGTCGACTGCAGGGTCACGCTTTCACCGATGTTGCCCTGCAGATGCAATCCCGCCAAGTCGACCGTCCGGGTATCGCCGGCGGGCACGATGATCCGCCATATCCGCGCCACGGTGGCGCCGAACATCAACTGAAACGCCGCCAGCGCGGATTTCGCCGTGCTCTCATTGGCGATGCACAGGGAAAGCGAGCAGACAATGTGGCGCACGCCAGCCGTCGCCGGCTGTTGAACCATGGCGGCCGTATTGACCGGTGGGTTATGGAATAGCGACCACTCGCCCGGCTGCCGGACAGTGCCAATAATCGAATCCTTCAAAATGCCCATAGCGCCTCGCTTCTCGATTTCGCGTTATTCGCCATGCCGGCCGGGCTCCGGGTCCGGTTTTTCCTGCGGCTCCCACTGTAGGGTCATCATGCGCGGTCCGGCGAGCGGCGAGGAAATGGCGCGGTCTTTCAGCGGCTGCGGCTGGAAGCGGTAGGCGTAGTCGGCGCGGAAGTCGTGCTCGTAGAAGTCGCGCGCGGCGGCGATGGCTTTGAACTTCAAAGCGCGTTGTGCGTTTTTCGTCAATGCAGCGGCAGCAAGCTGTTGTTTTGTGGTGGGCCCAACGTGCCGTAGAAATGTCGGGGATCGAATAGCATCCTACAAAAGCCAGCGCCGTTGGCGCCAGAATTATTTTTTCAGGGGGCGGATATTTATCGCGGCGTGGGAATCGGAGGCTTCAGGGCTGCGCTTTCGCCTTGAAGAGATCGACCGTCTGCAGGTGGCCGACGATCGCGTCAGCTTCTGTCCGGTAGCGTTCGCATTGGCAAAATCCCCGTAGTCGCGTGTCCACTCGAGCAAACCCTCCTGCGTTTCGGGATACGGCGTGCCGTCACGGCGGTACTTGTCATGCATGAGCCAGCCGAGGTCTGGGTTGTATTCACCGGAGGTCATTGCTTCGCGAAGACCGCCTGCGCATCCGCGCGCGCTTTCGGCAGGGCCGGCGTATCCGGCACTCCGGCAATGCGCCGCATCACGAGTTCATGCTGGTAATTATGCAGTACGGCGAGGATGTTGTGTTCCACATCGGTCTGCGCCGCTTCGCCTAACAGATCCAGTCTGTTGTCTAAATAGTTCTCCTGAAGTTCGGGGAATTGGCTCGGCGGGCTCTTGTCGTAATCCGCTATGAGCTCGTACACGACAGCGGCGTCGCTGCGGAATACGCTGGTCTTCATCTCGATCTCTTTCTGTTCCTGCTGATATTCCTGCAGCCGCTGATAGCCGGTCACGACGCCGGCCACCAACAGCAGCAATGCCAGCCCGCCGATAAACACTCCCAACGCCACTTGCTTCGTCAATGGATTCATTTTTCCTCCTTGAATTTTTCGATGGATCACAATGTCGCGTGTCCGTTTCTAAGTTTGGCCATGTGCTCACGCAAAACCGAAACATTCCAGCGGGTCGAGCCAGGGCCGAGCTTCTCCGGCGCCGGAAAGCGATGTTCCGAGATCCAGCGCCACAGGGTCGATTTCGATGTGGCAAAGACGTGACAGACAGTTCGCGTGTCCACGTACCCTTCCGGCGGCATGGCAGTGATCAGGACGCGGGCCTTCCGGCGGCGCTTGTTTTGGGCTCCGGACTTTGGTTCGGCCATGTTGAATTTCTCACACGACAGATGCCGGATCGCGAGTTCCATTTCGCGCGTCAACGGCACCTCACCGCGCTCGCGCCGGGCGACGGTGTTCGCCGAGACGCCGAGCCGGCGGGCGACTTCCGCCTGCGTGCCGAGCTCTTCGCGCAGCGCGCGGTACTCAGCGTGTGGCTGTTGCCGCATCCTGAATTTCTCCATCGCGAATCATCTGCCACGCGATCCGCCGGCCCTTGCAGATGAAAAGCCGGCCTTTCACGTTGTGTTCTTTTTTACGATTGCACAGGATTCCGCGCGGCGCGCCGCAATCGGGGCACGCCACGGCCTGGATCGCTTTGTCTTCGCGGTAGCGGCTGGCCATTGGCTTTCAGAACACCCGGAAAAGGATCGCGATCGTCAGCGCCAGCAGGGTGCCGAGCATCCAGCTGTGCAGGCGCTGGGTGGCCTGAATGCTGCCGATCTCACTTTCGTATTTCGCCACGGCGCGGCTGGCCGCCCTGGCCTTCTCGTCGCTGGCGCCGGCTTCCTTCAGCGCATCGTAGAGTTCTTCGATCAGGACGCTCATTGTCATTCCTCTGAATTCACTCTCACCCCTGATGCTGCCGATCGCGCTCTTCGAGAATCGCGACCCGTTCGCGGAGCAGCGCCAGTTCATTGCGAATCTGCAGCAGCAGTTCATTGCGGATCTGCTGCAGCTCGCTGCGGATCTGCTGGAACTCGCTGCGCATTTCCGCACGCAGCGCCTTAACGTCCATCAGGTTCCACGCCATGATGCCGAGCAGCGGCAGTGTGCCAAGAAATACCGAAAGCGTGAGTTGCCAGTTCATCAGCGCTGCTCGAGG